CTTTGACACCACATCATTATTGCAAGACTATCAGCGTTATTTATCAATAGCGAAAGCCAATGATAAAGGCGCACCTAACCTGTCATTTGCGCCAAATCCAAGCAAAGTGCTTATTGGCTGGGCTAATATCCCTGATACAGGCTATGGCACATGATTTTTGGTCAGCCAAAAAAGTTTAACGCTACCGTTGCGTCACTTCCCGCACCGATTGGTGGCTGGAACGCTAGGGATTCCCTTGCTGAAATGTCCCCAACGGATGCCGTTCAGCTTACCAATTTTTTTCCTACGCCTTACGATGTCCAACTAAGACGAGGATATACTAAGTTTTCGACAGGCATCACAGGTCAAGTAAACACCCTAATGACCTACGCTGGAGTGAGCAGTCAAACCTTGTTTGCCGCAGCAGGAAACACGATTTATAACGCTTCATCTAGCACCGCAACTTCTAGCTTGACAGGGCTAACCAACGATAAATGGCAACATGTCAATTTTTCAAATATTGGTGGTAATTACCTTGTAGCTTGTAATGGTGCTGACCCAGTCATTATTTATGACGGCACAAACTGGATTAAGATGGCTACGACTGGCACAGCCCAGACCATCTCTAGCATTACCCATGTAGGAACATTAGCTACTTTAACAACATCATCGCCACATGGTCTTATTACTGGCAATCAAGTAACAATTACTGGTGCAACGCCTACCGATTACAACGGTACTTATGTTATTACTGTTACTGGCGCAAATACATTTACCTACACAATGGCTACAACGCCAAGCGGTAATGCAAGTGTTGTGGGAACTTATATTATTGGTTTTTATGTAACTGGCGTAAATAGCAACACTTTTGTCAATGTAAACCTATTTAAAAATAGGCTTTATTTCACGCAAGAAAACTCAATGAATGTTTGGTATTTGCCTACCAACGCATTGGGTGGCGCAGCGCAAGTCCTAAATTTTGGAGGAATAGCACGAAATGGTGGCTTTATTCAAGCAATGGGTACTTGGACTCTTGACGCTGGTTATGGCGTTGATGATTTTGCAGTATTTCTTACCAATATGGGTGAGGTCATCGTTTACCAAGGGACTGACCCATCTTCTGCTACGACATGGGCTTTAAAAGGCGTATTTCAGATTGGTTATATATTTAGCCGTAGATGCTTATTTAAGTGGGCTGGAGACCTTTTAATTCTAACCAATGACGGTTTAGTGCCATTGACAGCAGACCTTCAGTCTAGCCGTCTTGACCCTCGAATTAACTTAACAGACAAGATATTCCAAGCTGTAGCTACTGCTACAAGTCTTTATAGCACCAATTTTGGCTGGCAGATTATGTATTTTGCCAAACCCCAAATGCTTATCCTAAATATTCCAATTTCAGGCGGAACTCAGCAATATGTAATGCACACCATTACAAAATCTTGGGCAAATTTCACCAATATTGGCGCTGCTTGCTTTGAAATGTACTATGACAACTGCTATTTTGGTGGAAATGGCTTTGTAGGACAGTTTTGGAATGGCGACAGCGATGCTGGCACAAACATTAATGCCGTAGCACAACAAGCGTATAACTATTTTGATGCTAGAGGTCAATTAAAGCGGTTTTCAATGGTTCGCCCAATTATTCAGACGGATAATGGCGTTCCTACCATTTTGGCTGGCATGAGTTATGACTTTGATGCTGCCAATCCACAAAATTCACTTAGTTACAATCCAGCCGTTTCACAGGTAGGTCTTTGGGACACCGCAAAATGGGACAATAATATTTGGACAGCAGGATTAATTACGACTAAGCAATGGCAAGGCGTTACTGGAATAGGCTATGCCGCCAGTTTTACCCTAAATATTGCATCGCAAAACATTGAATTACATTGGGATTCCACCGATTTTGTCATGGAAAAAGGTGCTGTTCTGTAATGCGTAGGCTTACAACGGAAAACCAAGAAAATTTAAGGAAGTGGCTGTCAGAAGTAGGAGATTTTGAATATCCTGACAATACTATGTGTATTGGGCAAGAGAAAGATGGGCAATTAATTGGAGTTGTTGGATATAACAATTTCAACCCAAATTCCTGCCAAATTCATGTAGCAACTACGGATGTTTATTGGCTTAACAAAGCCATGTTAAATGCTATTTTTGACTATCCCTTTAACATTTTAGAAGTCAAGGTTATAATCGCACCTATATGCAAGGATAATTATAAGTCCTTGAAACTGTGCCGAAAACTTGGCTTTGAACAGGTAGCTGACATTCCCTATGGACATCCAGATGGGAATTTAATAGTGATGGTTATGAAGCGTAACCGATGTGTTTGGTTACAACAAGGAGAATGAAATGGGCGGTATAGTAGATAGCATTTTTGGCGGTGGTGGCGGTTCAAGCGCACCAGCAGCGCCAGCACAACCCAATTACACCCAAGCGGCACAAGCAACAGCCGCAGGGAATATGATTGGGCAGAATACGCCCTACGGCACTTTAAATTACACACAGTCTGGTACAGATGCCTATGGCAATCCAATGTACACAGCAAACCAAACTGTTGCGCCTTCGCTACAACCTGCGGTACAAAACTCACAAAATGTTGTTGGAAATTACCAATATTCGCCATTTAGCGCAGGTAATTTGCCGTCTTATGGAATTAATCCAGGACAAGATTACCAAAGCGCTGAAATGCAAATTCTTCAGCCACAAATTGACCGCCAAAGACAACAGACAGTGACTCAACTTGCTAATCAAGGTATTCAGCCTGGTTCTGAAGCATACAAAAATGCAATGATGGACTTGAATAACCAACAAAATAACTTGTTAGCCAATGTGACAACACAAGGTATTGGCGTAGGCTTAAATGCCAATCAACAGCAATATGGTCAAAACCTTAATACCTACAATACTAACGCTACAACGCCATTTACACAAGCTAACGCAATTAAAGGTTTGGCAACCCCAAGCTATGTGCAAACACCTAGTGGGCCTAATTATTTGCAAGCAGCACAAAATCAATATGCTGGTCAATTAGGCGCTTACAATGCTGCACAAGCAAATCAAACAAACCAAATGAATGGCTTATTAGGTCTTGGCGGTACTTTAGGAAGCGCTGGTATTCAATCTGGCGCATTTAATGGATTAGGAAGTTATATTTCAAATTTATTCTAATATGCCATTAAATCCATATGTCCAAATAGAAGTACCAAGCTCAATACAGCAACAAAATGATGCTGCTGTTTTGGCACAACTTTTACAAACTCCACAATACACTAATCCTGCTAGTTTTTATCAGGGTGCAAATAGCCAATTAGCACAAGCATTGCGTAATAAACAAAATCCATTATCAAATTCACAACCTACACAAATTTTAGATTTGTCAGGAAACACAACTGGAAATGGAATTAACCCTGCTACAGGATTAGATTGGTCTCAGACTGGAAGCGGTTATGCTGGCAATGGTGGCGCAAGTTTAGATAATTCAGGATTTTTAGGTAACTTTAATTCTGGATTAGATAGTTTTGGTAATTTGTTTGATGGATGGGGTTCATCTATTGGAGATTTTTTTGGTGGAATAGGTAGTTGGTTTGGTTCTGAAGCAGCGCCAGCAGCAGCTTCAGCAGCAGAAGAAGCAGCACCAGCCGCAGCCGCAGCCGCATAAGGATAAATATGGCACTTAATCAATACACTTCTACAACATTAGCAGACCCAAATGCTGAAGAACTTGCTGGAATTAATCGTCAGCAAGCATTAGCTAATGCGTTAATGACTCAAGGTTTGCAAGGTCAGCCACAAGGTCAAATGGTAAGTGGATATTATGTAAAGCCTTCTTTTACTCAAGCATTACAGCCAGTCGTGCAAGCATTAACAGGTGCTTATTTGGGTAATCGTGCAGAACAAAAACAAAGGGATTTAGCTGCCGCCATTCGTGGAAAACAAGCAGAAGCAGTACAAAATTATTTGAGCGCACAAACCCCACAAGAGAAGTTTGCAGCAGGTACAAGTCCTTATGCGCCAGCAGAATTGCAAAAATCTGCATACGGCATGATAACTCCACAAAAACTTGGAGAGGGCGAAACATTACAACAATTAAATTTCGGCACAGGTCAATATGCACCATTGGCTTCTGGTGGCGAAAAAACTGCACCAGAACTCAGAACCGCAGCACAGTTGCTTGGTATCAATAAGCCAGTTAGCGAATACACGCCACAAGATTTAGCTGCTATAAATGCAAAAGTAACTCAATTAAAGCAAGCTGGCGCTAATGTAATGAATGTAAACATGGGTCAGCATGGTTTTGAAAACACTCTTAAATTAGGCGAAAACTTCAAATCTGAACCTATTTACAAAACTCATCAAGAAGTATCGCAAGCATATAACCAGGTTAAAAATGCACTTTCTAGAAATGATGCTGCTGGGGATTTGGCTGCTTCTATTAAGATTAACAAGCTATTAGACCCAAATTCTGTAGTTCGTGAATCTGAAGTAGCTACTGTAGCTAATGCCACAGGATTATTGCCAAAATTAGCCAATTATGCAGCGCAAGTTGCAAATGGAACAAGATTAAATCCTGAACAACGCAAAGAATACAAAAAATTGGCAGAAGATTTTTATGCTATTTCTGGCAATCAATACAATGAAACTAGAAATAAATATTTACAAATTGGGCAACAAAACGATTTAAAAGGAACGGATACTATTCTTGGAAAGCCTTATACTCCAAGTTCAAATACCGTTACACCGCCAGTTACAAAAACTATGATGGATGCTAATGCTATCCTAGGAATTAAATAATGGCTGATGAAATTGTCCAAGAACATCCTGCGGAAAAGTATGCCGCTTGGATTGTTCAAAATGCCGATAAAAAAGGTACGCCTGAATTTAATACGGTAGCTGCTGCTTACCAAGATGCTTTGAAATTGGGTGCAGAGCCAAAAGCAAGCGTAGAAGTAAGTTCGCCTGAAGGTAATCCTGTTTTGGTTAATTCTCAAATGGCTGAAACTGGTGGTGGTGCTGTTACAGGTCGCCCTGTACAAAATGCCCAATTAAATATATTGCCAAAACCTCGCCCATTAGAGTCTGCTTTAGCTGGAGCTACCAAATCTTTTATTGACCCTGCTGTGGCAATGGCACAAATGCTAACTCAAGGCAAACATGGGACTAGCGATTTAGCCAAAAGATTGGGCGAAGAAGCCGATGTTTATTATCAAGAAAACCCAGTAGCTTACGGTACTGGAAGAATAGCTGGTGCTGTTGCCCCTGCTGTTGCAACCACCAAAGCGATTGGCATGATTCCTTCTTTTGCCAAACTTAGCCCTTATGTTCAAGGCGCTGGATATGGTGCTGTTGCTGGAGCTTTAAGTCCTGAAGAAACAGGAAAAACAGGTCAAGAATTATTAGGCCAAGAATTAAAGCAAGTTGGTGGTGGCGCTATTTTGGGCGCACCTTCACCATTAATAGGTAAGGCTGCTGATGTTGTTTATCATGCTGGAAAATCACTTGTAGAACCATTTTATAAAATGGGTCGCAACGAAATTATTGGTCGTGCTTTGCGTCAATTTGCTGGTGGCGATGCAGAAAAAGCCATTGAAAACTTGCGTAGTTATGAAAATTTAGTGCCTGGTTCTGCGCCAACAGTAGGTGAAGTTGCTGGCGTACCAAGTCTTGCCGCAGCGCAAAGGGCTGTTGCTAACGCATCTCCTGAAGCGACTAATGCGTTAGCTGGTCGTCAATTAGAAAATACTCAAGCCAGAACTAATGCCCTTGAAAGCATTGCTACGCCAACTAGAATGGCTAAATATCAGGATTTGCGTACTCGTGTTGCAGATGAACTTTATGCAGACGCATTAAAACCATTGAATTTGGGCGAATTAACCCCAGAAATGACTACTCAAATTAAAGGATTAATCAAAACTCCTGCAATTAAGCGTGCTATGGGTCAAGCCCAAGAAAACGCTGCTAATAGAGGTATTGATATTACTGACCCTGCTGGTTCTATGAGAGGTTTGCATGAAACCAAAATGGCTTTGGATGATGAAATTGCAAGAGTTAAAGCATTGGCAGAGAAAAATGGCGGTTCAAGTAGTGCTGAATTAAACAGCTTGCAAACCGCTAAATCTCGTCTATTGAATTTTATGGAAAATGTCAGCCCAGAATATAAAGTGGCTAGACAAAACTATGAGCGCTTATCTAAGCCTGTAGAACAATTAGAAGCTATTTCCAATCTTGCCAATAAATCTACAAGCAATAAAGATTCTGCAATTTATCTCAATAGATTTTCAAATGAGTTAGAAAAAGCAAAAAACGAAGGAATTTTGTCGCCAAGACAGATTCAGCGTTTAGAAGCCATCAAAGAAGATTTGTTGCGTACAGATTATCTGAATAACTCTGGGCGTGGTGTAGGTTCTGATACCGTTCAAAAACTAGCTTATAACAATATGCTAAATCAGTTAAACTTACCAAATCTGCTTAGAAGGCGTGGTTTTGCCGAAACAATCGGCAATATAGCAGCAAGGGCAAGTGATGTGGCTTATGGTGGTGCTAATAAACAGCTTACCAATGAACTAGCACAGACGCTATTAGACCCAAGAAAAGCTGCTGCCATGATGAAATTGGCTGGAAAAGAAGGTCAGGCATCTCATTTAACGCCAGAACAAGCGAATATTGCAAGATTGCTATTAATTAAAGGCGCAGAAAATTTGCCACAGGAGAATAAATAATGAGTCGTAACGGTAGCGGTACATATTCACTCCCATCAGGAAATCCTGTAGTCACAGGCACAACTATTAGCTCTACATGGGCTAATACGACTCTTTCTGACATTGCAAGCGCTTTGACAGGGTCTATTGCATCAGATGGTCAGACCCCTATGGCTGGCCCACTTAACATGAATAACAACGAAATTACCAATCTGCCAGTCGGTACTGTGCAAGGTAATGCTGTTGAATTCTTTCAGTTTTCCACCCCTACTTTTAGCGGTGTAGCCACATTCCAAGCTGATGGTATTTTTACAGGAACAGGCGAAGTCCAACTTCCTAGCGGAACTACCGCCCAAAGAACTGCAAGCCCTTCTAACGGCATGATTCGTTTTAACACCACAACAGGTGCTTATGAGGGTTATATAAACGGCATTTCAGGCATTTCTATTAGTAGTATTACCTATTCCACTACTACAGCTACCCTAACCACTACCAGCGCACATGGCTTGGCAACAGGTCAAATCGTAGTGATTTCTGGCGCATCCCCAAGCCAATATAACGGCACATACACCATTACGGTTACAGGTACTACTACCTTTACTTATACGATGGCTTCAAATCCTGGCGCAAATGCCACAACCGTAGGTTCTTACACTTATGGAAAATGGTCAGCGATTGGCGGTGGCGCAACAGGCGGTGGCACAGATGCCATTTTTAACCTAAATGGACAGACTATTAACACTTCATATACCATTCCAAGCGGTTATAATGCAAATACAACAGGAACAGTTACCATTGCTACAGGGGTAGTTGTATCAGTTCCTACAGGAAGCCGTTGGGCGATTATTTAAGGATAAATTATGGCTGGCACA